GCTGTTGCGCTAGAAGCTGCCGCTGTTGCGCTAGAAGCTGCCGCTGTTGCACTGTTAGATGCGTTGGTAGCTTGGGTTGCAGCGTCGGTAGCTGAGTTAGAAGAATTGTTTGCGTACGTTTGTGAACTGTCTCTAGCAGTCTCTGCAGCACCTTTAGCAGTCTCTGCTGCAGTCTTAGCAGTCTCAGCATCTGTTTTTGCGGTTTGAGCTTTGGCATTGTAGTGTAACGCAGAGTATCCAGTGGTAGTTGTGTCTGCTAAAGTGTACTGAGTGTCTTCCGCTGTTACTGCTAACTTCGACGCATCTGCGGCACTGTCAGAGGCTTCAGACGCTTTTGTAGTTGCAGTAGAAGCAGAACTAGAGGCTGCTGAAGCTTGACTTACTGAAGTGTCTTTAGCAGCTTCAGAAGCAGTCTTAGCTGTCTCTGCAGCGCCTTGAGCAACAACTGCAGCATCTTTGGCTACAACTGAAGCGTCCTTAGCAACTACTGAAGCATCCTTAGCTACAACTGAAGCGTCTCTTGCAGCTTCAGAGGCAGTAGCTGAGTTAGCAGCGTCTGTGGCTGAATTAGCAGCCTCGTTTGCTTTAGTTGAAGCAGTTGCAGCGTCAGTGCCAACTTGAGACGCTACAGCGTCCGTAGTTGCGTCACCAGTACCTCCAGTACCTCTAAAGATACCCATAGACTGCTCCAGCTAAAGAAAACAAAAAAGAAAACTAGGGGCCTCAGAAGAGACCCCCAGTATGCGTTCGTTACTCAGCAACTGCGAGAACGAAACCAGCTTCAGGACGATAAACCTGAACACCGTACAGGCAATCAGCCGTGTACAGAGTTGACAAGTATTCCTGCTTGTACTGGGTTTGTGAACGTACTGACTGCTGCTCTGCAAGAACAATAGCGTCCTTGTGGAACAAGAGTGCTGCACGAGTGTCAATGGAAGATGCAGTGTTGTCGGCTGCAGCTTCGATAGTTGCACAGTTAGCAGACACGTATACGTCTACTCCGTACAAGTTACCGATAAGACCTGAGTTTACAGTGCTGCCTGAAACAAAGTCAGAAGACACGTAACGGTCAATACCCATAATCGTGTTACGAACAGAAGGTGGGATAATAAGTACTCTACTTTCCATAGGTACGTTATTGTCGTCTAACTTCTGAATCATGTTGCGGAAGAAGGCGTCAGTGAATACGTCAGCAGCGACCATAGTGTCGTCAGTGTACTGAGTAGTCGTACCGCCATCATTGAAGAAACAGCCAGTGTGCTGGTAGTCAGTAGGAGCTACTGTACCAGAAAACACAACTGCGCCACCGTCGCCAAAACCAGTACCACAAGAGTGGAGGTCAGTGTCGATCTTAGTAGCCAGAGCATAGCCAGCGTCTTCGGTGTAGAACTGTCGTAAGCTGTTTAAAGCTTGTACTTCAACGATGTCCTCGATGAGACGTGAGTACTCAAAGTGACGATCGATGTCAACAGTCAGTTCGCCTTCAGTGTTGGCAATGATAGTAACTGCAGTGTCAGCAGCTTTAGCATTGGCGTCACCACGTACAGGCTTGGGAATGTGAAGCTTGTCGCCCTTCTTGCCACTCATAGCGAGCTTCTTGACAAGAGGTGCCATTTTCAGGTTCTTTTGGTAAGCAGCGATAATCTCGTCACTCCAAATCTCTGGAATAAACGTTGCTGCTTCCGTCTTTGCAGTATTACCCGCTGCTCCGGGATATGTAGCAGTAGCCATAAGTCTTAATCTCCTTTAGATTATTTGACTCGACCCTCGCTATAAGCTCTTAAGATTTCCTCTGATAAAGCTTGGTAACGCTCAGGGTCTGTTCTCATTAGTTTAATAATGTCGGCCCTACGATACACTTTCTTACGACTACCTTCAGCACTGCCTCGTGCATTGCCTGTGTTGGCTGCCTTGATCTGCTGCTTACGTGCTTGTTTTTCAACTTGCACTGTCTGCTGTGCTACTGTCTTACGCTCCTTCCAGAGTGAAAACAGTTCGTCAGCAGCTTCCGCATCGTATCGCTGGTCAGCGTCTACAAACAACTTAGTCCTGATCTTTGAAGCTTGTATCCACTCAGCAAACTTAGGGTCCTTAAGGATCTCCTGCATGTCTGGATGCTTATTATTAAGCGTTGCCAGAGATGATTGTTTTTTGTACTGAGCAGTGTACTCCTGCGCTTCTCTAATCTTAGGATGATTCTCAATAGCACGATTAACTGCTGCTTGAGGGTCTGTAAAGTAATCTATATCGTCTTCAGGCTCAACTTGTTGTTGAGGTGCTGTTGGTGGTGTCTGACTAGAAATGTAGTCGTCTACTACCTTACGAAGTTCTCCTACTTCAGAGGACTGACGACCTAAAAGCTTCTCAGCTTCTTGGTGCATCTGTACTACTTCTTCTAAGGACTTGCCTTGGTACTTCTCTGGTACTGTAGGTTCTTCTACTTGAGGTTGCTCAACTTCGTGTTGAATCTCTTGTTCTTCGTTTTCTATGGTTTCTTCTGCATTTGCCTCTTCAGGTTGCACGTCAACCATCGTCGCTTTAGACATAATTAAACTCCGTGAACTTAGTCATTATGGAGATGAGTTTGATCTACCTGCTTGTTCGTGTTCTTTTACCCACTTCATGTGTCTACCGGGAAAGTCCCCAGTGTGTCCATCAAGTATAAAAGCCGGGGCAGACAGCATTTTTGTAGCACTGGCACCACATTCTTTGCACCTACTCACTTCGGTGCCAGAGTCTACGAACTGTTCATATACGTGTCCGTTGTCACAACGAAAGTCGTATACTTTAATCATCTACTTCTTCTTCCTCTTCAGCTTGATCTCTAGATGCTTCAATAGTTGCCTGTAAGTTAATTACAGAAGCTAAAGCTGCAACTTGACCCTTCCTAAAGAAGAAGTCTTCAGTGTCCTTAACTGTCTGAATGTCAGCTAAAGTTACTGCATTATTGGAAAGCTCTTGAATGAGTTGTTTGAAACCTTCAGAATTGAAGAGTTCGTTGTAGTTGTTGAAGTAAGTTTCAAGCTCAGGCTTCATAGTTTCCCTTTGTTTATACTACAGTTATAGTATAGCATGTTTTTAGTTAAAAGTCAAGTATTATTTAGTAGCCTTTTTTCATAGGCTTCTTCTTCTTTTTAGCTGCTTTCTTAGCTGCTGCTTTCCCTTCTTTTGTGTAAGGGTACTTCACTCCTCCGACTTTAGGCATCACTTCTTCCTCTTTTTGGTTGTTTTGGCTGCTTGTTTGAAAGCTTTTGCGGTGGGCGCACCTTTGGAACCCGGTTTACGCATCTTCTCCCCACTACCTGCAGCGATTCGCTTGCGTTTAGCGCGGATGTTCTCATATAGACCTGCCATTACCATTTCACCTTGTTTGCCCAGTACGCCGCCGAACACTTACCTTTTGCAATATTCTTTGCATGGCGAGCTTTAAATGACTTGCGTCTGGCTTTTTCTTTCTCAGACTTAGGGGCTTTACCCGCACCGCTGACTCCCTGTTGTCCAAACCTAATAGTTTTAATACTCCCGTCTTCACACTTAGCAACTACTACGTGCGACTTAGTGGGATGATTAGGAGTCCTCTTCGGCTTGTTGTAGCCGCTTACTCCTGCTCTTTCCAGTCTTGGGTCCTTCTCCCTTGGCATTATTGATTTCCTCTATTTGGCGTTTCAAGTCCTCTAACTGCGCCCAACGGGGTTGGAGAAACTTGTCTACTTGGCTCAGGAGAACTTGGAGTTCTTTGTCTGTCAACATTTTCTTTACCTTTAATTTGTCGTTCTTTTAGAAGAGTGTCTGCAACACGCATACGGCGTTCAAACTCTTTGTCTTCTGCGTCTCCTTCACGGAGGTTCCTAGTGACTGCGTTAATACGGTCAATCTCTAGCTCCATAGGTACAGCCTGTGCCTCTGCAGCCAGCTTAGAAGCCCTAGCAGCAGACTCTTGAGCCTGTGCGCCTAGTGCTGCTGTCTGTGACTGCTGGAACTCAAGCTGCGCCTGTTGTGCTGCCTGTGCCATCTGCTGTGCTTCTGGGTTAGGCTGCATCGCTTGTTGCATTGCTGCAATAAGTTCTTCACGGTTAGACAAGTTCATGTTGTCTATGATGGACTGGATCAGCGTGTTGTACAACGGTGAGTCTTTTTGCATAGTCTGTAGTAGTTGTACAAGCTGTGTGACTTCGTATTCCCTTGCGATGATACCTAGGCTGCTAGTAGCGTTGAACTTGTAGTCAGCAACAGGGTAGTTTTCAGGGTCAAACTGCATGTAACGGTAGGCTGCNTTNTTGACAAAAGGTATCAGGAAGGACTGCTGGAAGTTAATCAGTGTACGCTTATGGCGCTTAATGATAGCACCAAGAGACATACTAATGCCAGCAGCCGTTGCTTCTCCATTGACTGAACCCGCAATGCCAGCAGAGTCCACGGCACCAGTAGCTTGTTGTACCATCTGCTGCAAAGCACTTGCCTGTGCAAAAGTGATCTGACTGACCTGACCAAAGTTAAACGGTTGTAGAACTTCACGAGGATCTCCACTGGTTAGAATCATTTTACCCGGACGTACTTCAGGTTTAGCACCTCGTGGTAACCTAGTGGCGTCCACAGCCAGCATGGGATGAATCGTGAGACTCAAGGCGTCAATCCTAGCTCGTAACTCAGTGTCAAGAGCTTTCTGTGAGTTGTAACCTTTTTCACATACGCCACGACCCCAGAACCTTCCGGGTACTACGTCCCATGGGAAAGCAACTACAGGTCTGTCCTGCATCATGTAAGGGTTAGCCTCTGCTTTCAACAGGACTCCACCATTGGCAATTACAACTACTGCTTCTACGTACTTAGACTTAGATTCAGAACCCGTGAGTTCTACTACTTCTTCGTCATCGTCTTCTTTTGTAGCGTTGTCCAGCAGTTCTCGTGGTACTAAGCCGTAGTACTTCGTAAGACGCACTTTGTCGTCACTGTAGATCGTGATGTCTTGGTCAGGTTCTAAGTCAGAGTCAGGAGCAGCACTACCGACGTAAACGTCCTTGTACACGCCTTGTTCCTGCAGCAGTTCTACCTGATGTAAGCTCACGAACTCGTCAA